GCATCGAGAACCTCATCGACCTCATCAAAATCCACAAGGACGATCCGACGATCCTGGCAGACCGCTCATACTGAACTCAAACCGCCTGCGTGCTTCCCCGGATGGATACGGCTTTGTGACGCCAAACCTGCACCCACTTTTCGGAAAAACCCAAGTGAACGAACACACCTGGCCGATCAGGGCCCGGTGACGACCTGCGCGCGCTGTTGGGCCGGGTCCGGGCCGAGATGCGCGCGGTGATCGGCAATGGCGGAATCGGATCAGGTTCAGGAATGCAGCAATTCCCGCTTTCTGGCTGCTTAAATGGTGGCCATGGAAGACTCGTGTCGTTGAAAACCTACGGAGAAGTCCATTATGTCAGTAGAAAGCGTTGGCCTTGCGTTGCCGTCTATTTTCACTGTCTCGGGAAGCCCCGTGACATCTTCGGGTACGTTAGAGGGAGATTTGGTCACCCAGGCGGCAAATACCATTTTTGCCGGGCCAAGTAGCGGTTCAGGTGCTACTCCGGCTTTTCGAGCGCTGACATCCGGTGATTTGCCGCTTGCAACTACAACGGCTGTTGGCGCCGTGCAGGTGGGCTCCGGTCTGTCGGTTGACGGTAGCGGCGTGCTTTCGGCGAATTCACCGGCCATCGCGACAAGCGTCTCTCTCGGCGTCGTGAAGGTCGGTTCGGGTTTGTCTGTCGACGGCACCGGCCTTCTGACGGCTAACGCGCCGGCGGTTGCCACGGCCAGTTCGCTCGGCGTCGTGAAGGTCGGTTCGGGTTTGTCTGTCGACGGCACCGGCCTTCTGGCGGCGAACGCGCCGGCGGTTGCGACGGCCAGTTCGCTCGGCGTCGTGAAGGTTGGTTCGGGTTTGTCTGTCGACGGCGCCGGCCTTCTGACGGCGAACGCGCCGGCGGTTGCCACGACCAGTTCCCTTGGCGTCGTGAAGGTCGGCTCCGGGCTTTCGGTAAATGGCTCCGGCGTTCTTAGCGTGAGTAATGCCTATTCGGTAGGGGTTCCCGCCCTAAGCAGCTTCACTGTCGTTAATCAGAGCAGTTTCACGCTTTCAGAAGTGTCAGGCTCTTCGATCACGGCGGCTGGCCCCGGTGCATCCGGCTGGAACAACTGCGTACTCTACCAAAATGCGCCCTCGACGCCTTATCGGCTTGCCGCCTTCCTTTCCGTTGGGGCCGCTGCCGTCAACTACTTTGGCTCAGGCATTGGATTCTATGATCCGGCAACCTCGAAATTCGTCGAAGTCTTTTTCTGCTGGAACCTGAACAAGGTTTGCAACATCCAGGTTTCGAAATGGACATCCCCGACGGCTTTCAGCGCGACGCCGGTGACTTGGGGTTGGTCGATGAATTCCGGAGGTTTCTGGCTGGGCATCCGGGACGACGGCACGAACGTCTATTACGAATATAGCGGAGATGGGGCCAACTTCACGACCATATATTCCGAGGTCAAGTCGTCGGGTTTCCTCGCAGGCGCCTACGGTCATATCGCTTATATCATCAATCCAAATACCGGCGGCAGCGCGAACACGATAAATTCCACACTGTTCGTATGGGATACAAACGGGCTTTCGCGCGCGCCCAGTATCTTGGGCTAGATCATCATGCAAAGCGCCAGAAACCTTTCTTGGCAGTTTTTGGCCAGGAAACGTAATTCGGCATGATACAAAACAAAAAGCTAAAGCGGCGTTTTGATTCCATCAAACGCCGCCTTAGCCGATTTCAAGGAAATATTGACCTTGCTGGATAACGATCATGCGGCTGGCCGGCCGTAATCCGGCCGGCTGTTTTTCTGGAGGCTTTATGCAAAAGGACGATGCCGCATGTCCGTCATGCCAAAGTACCAAGCTCGCCCTGAAATATGCATTGACCGACCCGAGGTTCCATACCGCCCGATGCCGGATCTGCGGATTTGTGGCCATGCACCCGTATCCCTCCGACGATTTCCTTGAGACGCATTACAGGGCGCGTTCTCTTTACAACTCCGAAGCGGACAACTCTGCGTATGCGCGTGCGGTTTCGGATCGCGCCAAGCTTATAAGCGATCTGCTTGCGCGTGCCGGAAAAGAAGGAACAGCCGGGACAGCTGTCGACTTCGGCGCCGGTGCCGGCATAGGTGTCGCAGCTCAAATGTCCCTTGGATTCAAGAGTTTTGGAATCGAGGCCAACCCGCGGGCGCAAGCTATAGGTCGGGAATTGTTCAATGCGGAGATTGTAGACCTGCCTTTGAACGAAATGCCAAATGACCTCGATCTCTTCACGATGTTCGAGGTTTTGGAACACATTAAATATCCTCGTGATTTTTTAGCGTCCGTCAGGGCTCACATGACGCCTGACGGTGTCATTGTGGGAACGGTACCCAATTACAATGGCCTTGCCCGCTATCTGCGAGGCAAGGACTCCATTGCCTTGGCTTGGCCGGAGCACGTCAACCAATTCACCCGCAAGACCCTTCGCAAGACTCTCGAGGGCGCCGGATTCCGAGTGATCTATATTGGGTTCCCGCCGCCATACGGGGTGGTTTTCACGTTGAGCTTAAGGGCACGCTTGCTGCGGCGCTTTGGATCGGGACCGGCAATGCGGCGGGTCGCCAGTGCTATTACATGGATCAAAAGATATCTGGCCTACCCGGTTCCGAACATGTTTGCCGAAAAGACAGGGCTCCTTGGACACGGTTTGGTTTTCGTCGCCAGCGCTGCGGCGTGACGGTCCTGATTGTAGGTGCCGGGTGAGGAACATTTCAAGAACTTTTGCTTGACGGCGCGCGCGAAATAGGGTTTAATTACCAACATCAGCGAAATGCGTGACACACACCGCGGCCGTCTCGGCGCGCGGTTTTTTGCGTCCGTTGTCATCGCAAGGTCGACCGCGAACATTCGGCTTTCCCTGTTTGGCCTTGTGACGCCAAACCTGCACCAACTTTCCGGAAAAACCCAAGTGAACGAACATACCATGGCCGATCAGGACCTCGGCGACGATATGCGCGCGCTGCTGGGCCTGGTCCAGGCCGAGATGCGCGCATCGATCGGCTTCGAGACCGATGCCGACCTGATCGGCCAGCGCGAGACCGCGACGCTCTACAGCCGCGGCATCATGCGCGATGTGCCGGCCCTGCAGAACCGCTCGCGCGCCGTGTCGACCGATGTCGAGGATGCCATCCAGACGGCGTTGCCCGACCTGATCGAAATCTTCGCCGAGGGCGAGGATGCGATCGCGTTCACGCCGCTCGGCGTGGATGACGAGGCCCAGGCCCGGCAGGAATCGGACTATGTCCGCCACGTCGTCTTTCAGCAGAACGACGGCTTCGGCCACCTCTATACCTACCTGCTCGACGCGTTGAAGGTGAAGACCGGCCTGTTCACCTGGTGGTGGGAGGACGCGGACCTGCCCGAACCCAAGCGCTATGCGGGAAAGTCCGCGGTCGAGGTCGGGATGCTGGTCGAAAGCTTCGGCCCCGAGGCGGTGGCGGCGAAGCCGCTAGGAAATGACCTCTACGATGTCACGGTGCAGGAGCCGCAAAAGGCAGGCAAGTGCCGCATCGCCGCCTTCGATCCCAACGACTTCACCATCTGCCGCGACGCCGTGTCGATTGCCGAGGCGACCTATTGCGCCAGGCGTTCGCGCCCGCGGGCGCAGGACCTGATTGCCATGGGATTGGATCCGGCCTTGGTGGAGCTTCTGCCGACCTGGGCGCCGGCCGACATCAATGCCGCCGAGCTGGCGCGCGACACGGTCATGGAGACCGGCGCTTCGGGCGGCGGACTGGCGCCGGAACTGCGACAGGTGCTGGTCGTCGAGCACTATCTGCGCCGCGTCGAGGACGGGCGGGTGGTCATCTGGCAGGTGCTGACCGACTGGGCTTGCGGCATCGTGCTGAAGGCGGAGCGGGTCAACCGCATCAATATCGCCGCCGGCACGCCCTTTCGCAACGCGCACCGGTTTTACGGGACCTCGCTGGCCGACAAGCTGATCGAGATCCAGCGCATCAAGACGGCCCTGTGGCGGATGTCGCTGGACAGCGGCTATTTCGCCATCAACCAGCGGCCGATCGTCAATATGCAGGCGGTCAACGAGTTCACCCTGGCCGACCTGATGAACAATATTCCGGGCGCGGTGATCCGCGTCGACGGCGATCCGGGCGGCGTCGTTCAGATGGCCGGCGGGGCAAGCCTGAACTACGATCCGCTGTCGAGCCTGGAATATGCCTCGACGGTCGCCGAACAGCGCACGGGGATCGTGCGCAATGCCCAGGGGCTGAACCCGGATACGCTGCACGATACGGCGACGGGGGCGATCGCCCTGATGACCCAGGCGCAGAAGCGGCTCCGGCTGATCGCAAGGTGCCTGGCCGAGGGGCTGCGCGACCTCTATCTCGGGGTGCACGCGACGCTGTGCGAGAACGCCTCGGGGCCGGATATCGCGCGGTTGCGCGGCCAGTGGCTGCCCGTCAATCCGTCCGAATGGGCGCGGCGCAACGACATGACCGTCGAGATCGGCCAGGGCGCGGCGAATGGCGCTCATGCTTTGATGGTCGCCCAGACCCTGGGCCAGGCGGCCCAGCAGATGGTGATGATCCAGGGCGGGCTCAACGGGCCTTTGCAGAACCCGCAAAGCCTGCGGGCGATCGCGCTCGACATGGCCAAGGCCTTGGGCAAGAAGAACCCGGAGGTGTATTTTCCCGACCCGGCTTCGTATCAGCCGCCGGCGGCGCCGGTACCGCCGCCGCCGCCCGACCCGGCGATGCTCAAGGTGCAGCTGGAGGCCCGGAAGCACCAGGCTGAGGGGCAGGCGCGGGCGGCGGAACTGGAGCTGAAGCACGCCCAGTTGCAGGCCGATATCGCGCTGAAGAACGCGCAGATTTCCGCCGAGATGGAGCTGAAGAAGTACGAGATCGATGCCGGGATCGTGCTCCAGCGCGAGCAGGCCATGCGCAAGGCCCGCGGGCTCGAGGCGCAGGGTGACTGGCCGGGCGCCGATGTCCATGTCGGCGGGGAGGGTGGACGATGACGGCTGAGGAGCTGAGGCATGCGCTGGAGACGGCGCGGCCGTTTTTCGAGCTGTGCCGCAAGCGCTGGGCGGAGCTGATGATCACCACGCTGCCCGGCGAGGGCGCGAGGCGGGAGAGTTACTACGCCATGATCTGCGGATTGAACGCCGTCGAGCGCGAGTGGCGCGCGGCGGCCAATCCGAGGGCGGAAGCGGCCGTTGAGTCTGGAGAGGCTGGGTGGAACGGGTTGCCGATGGCGGATGGGGAATAGCCTATTCCGCTGTTTCGGCGAAGCCTTGGATAGTGAGGACTTATGCAGACATCGAACAACACGTCGTCCTCGTCGTCGGGGGCGGGCGGCTTCAATCCCGTCGAGGTGTTTCAAAACGCCCTGGATGGCCAACCGGACAGCGGTACTGGCGACGTCGCGAATCCGTATGGGCCGATCATCGACGCGATGACGGCGCCCGATGTCCAGGGCCCGGCCTCCGACGCTTATCCGCTGGCCATACAGGGCTTGCTGTCTGGCGGCGAGTCCGGGCGGGTGGATGGGGCGCCGTCGGTGGGCGCTTTGAGCCCACCGGGTTCTGATACCACGCAGGCCTTGCCGCCGTTGGAGACGTCCGCCTTGGGTGCGCCTGGGCCTTCCCTGGCGATGGCAGCATCGAACGGGAGCGACGACAATCAGCCCGACTCCGATACCCCGTCGGACGCAGAGACCGCGGATTCGGCGAGCGATGCCGGAAGCGTCCCCGCGGCCGGCGAGCCTCGCGGTGCGCCAGGGGCTGGCGATAGCGTGGCGACGCCGCAAAGTCCGACCCTGGCAGGGCGTGGCCAGCCTCCGCGTTTGACATCGGCCGGTACGGCGAACGGATTGGGCATTCCACCGGCTGTGTCCGGGAAAACGCCGCCGCGCGGCCCGGGGACCGCCGCCGGCAAAGGGCCGCCGAAGGTTCCGGACTATAGTCACTTTTCGCAAGTCTATAGTGACTGGGCCAAATCACATAGCGACGCTCCGCGCTATGTGCCAGCGTCCGGCTGGAAGAAAATTGCGCCGGACCCGGCTAAACTCGAGCCTGAATCGAAATATGGTCCCTATAGCAGGATCACGTTCCATCACACTGGCTCGGACGTCACGCCGCAGGCGGTGGACGAATTGCAAACAAACCACGAGCCGTTCCTGCACCATCTACAAAGAGAGGTGGCACACGGCTTTCATGCAGAGAAATACGATTTTGGAGACGTGGGATACCACTTCCTGATCGGCGAGGATGGCACCATTTATGAAGGGCGTCCTTTGAGTTATCAGGGCGCTCATGTGTGGCATCATGATCCGGCCAATATAGGTGTGGCCTTTCTGGGGGACTATAGTTCGAAAGGTTTTAGTGATGCTCAGATCCATTCGGCAAGGGCGCTCATTCGAGTGCTGAACCATGCTTATGGCATCGGCCAAGGCGCGAATGGCCAGCAATACATATTTACCCATAGGGATCTTGCTCCGCCGAAGGGGAAGCACGCACGCCCCGAGGAATTTGTCGGGACGGCGGATCAGCAGATGAATCAAATAAAGGCCTGGAGCCAAACCCGGGGACCTGGAAACTAGTGCAGCACATGCAGTGCCGCGATTGGAGCAAATGACAAAAATTCAACTTAGGGTAACCGTAGCGGTTGACCTTCGATGCTCTTGACTCATAGGGTAGTGCTTGTACCGAAGGGTAATGGGTTTGGCGGAGAGACGACGGATGAAAATCCTTACGGCCCTTTTTGGCGGGAACGTCGGATTTGGGCGGCTGAAAATCAAAAAATGGACGATCTATCCCATTTCAATCGTTGTGATCATGCTTGCATTGGTCGGGGCTTTTGAGATGGACATCCATTCGCCCAAGTTCGCTGCCGAGACTCTTGAGATGGCGCATGTGGCGAGCGACAATGGGTATGAAATCAGGGCGATGGGTTTATATCAGGAAGCTTGTGACGAGGGTAACGCCGAGGCGTGTCAAGTCATTCGCGATGAAAAGGATCCCGGTGTCAGGGCCAGAGACATCCAGGACGCCAAAAAAACATGTGAAGAAACGGGTGACCGCGCGTCGTGTCGTTCTCTCCCCCAGCTCGTGGAGTTGGATCGGGAAGCCAGGCTTAAAAAATGAAGTAACATACAAATTGCATGTGAACCTATTCGTCAAAGCCGCCGGCATTCCGGCGGCTTTTTTATTCCGGAATCCCTGCCGGATTTTCCGCTGACACCCAAGGACCACGCGGTTCCTCGCGCGTGCCGAGCAGCTTGTCCGTCGAGGACAAAATAGCCCCAAGAAAGTGACCCCTCCGTCGCGGGCTTTGCGCTTCGCGCAAGCGCCGCGCCACCTCCCCATTTTAACAAAATGGGGAGGAGAGGATTTATGCGATCCCTTATAACCTAAAGGAGTAAGCGCATGGCCGAGGCCCCGCTGAACGACCAGGACGCCGTCGAGGCGATCCGGAATTTGCCGGAAACGGATGACGACGACACGCGGGACACGCCGCCGCCGGAAGAGCCGGAAGACGATGAAGACGGCGATCAGGACGATGGTGACGACGAAATTGCCGCGCCGCAGTGGTGGGATGCCGAGGCCAAGCAGGCTTTCCACGATATTCCCAATACGCCGGCGGCGCGCGACTATGCGCGCAAGATCCAGCAATATACGGCCGAAGCCGAGGCCAAGCGCGAGGCCGTGACCCAGCGCCTGAAGGCCGAAGCCAAAAACCATATCGACGCCGTGCGCGGCGCGATCGCGACCCTGCATGGGGCTGCCCCCGGCGAGGTCGACCACTTCCACCGCGACTACGGCGATATCGACTGGGCGAAGATGCCCCAGTGGGCCCAGGACAATCCGGCCGAGGCCGGGTCGTTCTTCGCCCAGTACAATGCCCGCCGTGGCCGCGTCGAACAGTTGCTGCACGCCAAGGCCGCGGCCGAGCAGGCGGCGAGCGAAGCCTTCGCCCGCGAACAGGGCGAACGGCTGCACCAGATCGCGCCGGAACTGGCCACCAATCACGACCATCTTCGGGCGCTGGGCGACTATGCCCGCGGCACCGGCCTGCATCCCGAGGCGATGAAACAGGCCAGCGCCGACGAACTGGTCATCCTCAACAAGGCGCGCCTCTGGGACGAAGCGCAGGCGAAGGCCGCGGCCGCCGCCAAGAACGCCAAGCCGCAAGCGGGCGCGCCGCGCACCGTCAAGCCCGTGGCCGCCCAGGTTTCCGGCACCCACGCCCAACGCACCTATGCCGCCGCCCGGGACAAGGCGTTCCGTTCGCGCAACGACGATGATGCCGTCGCCGCGATCCTGGCCGGCGGGTTTTAAGAGAAAGGACCTGCCGCCATGTCGGCCAACAGCAATTCAACAACCACCCTGGTGACCGTCGGTAACCGGGAAGATCTCGACAATATCATCACCCGTGTGGTCGCCGACCAAACGCCGTTCGTTTCGTCGATCGGCACGGTGACGGCGAAACAGCCCTATCACGAGACCCAGACCGAGACCCTGGCGACCGCTTCGGCCGGCAACGCCGCCCTGGAAGGCAACCAGAACTTCCAGAATATCCAGGCGCCCAACCTGACCGCGCGTATCGGTTGCCGTATGCAGATCATGACCAAGATCGGCGAAGTCTCCGGCACCCAGGAAGCCACGGTGGCCGCCGGCCGGGCGTCGGAACTGGCGCGACAGAAGCTGCTCAAGGGCAAGGAACTGGCCCGCGACCGCGAAATGCGTTTCGTCGGCAATTACGCGTCCAACGCCGAGTCCGGCGGCAATGCGCGCAAGACGGCCGGTGCCTTGGCCTGGCTGACCAGCAATGTTTCGCTGGGCTCCGGCGGCACACCGGGCGGCTTTGCCAGCAATGACGTGGCCGCCGTCAATCCGGGCGCGGCGCGGACCTTTACCGAGAGCCTGGTCAAGTCCGTGCGCGCCACGGCTTTCGGCAATGGCGCGACGCCTTCCGTCGTGCTGGTGCCGCCGACCCAGAAGCAGCAGTTCTCGGCCTTCACCGGTATCGCCGACATCCGCGCCGACGTGTCGGGGCGCGACCAGGCGACCATCTATGCCGGGGCCGACGTCTATGTCGACGATTTCGGCGCCATGACCATCGTGCCGCATCCCTATGCCTTCGCGGCCGGGGCGGCGCTGATCTACGACCCGTCGAAGTTCAAGCGCGCCACCTTGCGCGCCATGACGACCGAGCCCCTGGCCAAGACCGGCGACGCCAACGCCTTCCAAGTGATCCTGGAAGAGGGGCTGCTGTGCCAGAACGAAAAGGCTCACGCGGCGATCCACGCGCTGCAGTAGGCCGAGCATAAGTGACCCCTCCGTCGGCTTCGCCGACACCTCCCCATTTTAACAAAATGAGGAGGAGAGATTTTTTGGAGATATCTCATGGCCGAAATGCCGAAACGCAAATTTGTCCGCGACCTCAATCCCGAGGCGCCCGAGCCCGTCGTCAGCTGCCGCGTCACGCGGCGCGGCGCCGACAAGATCAGCACCGGCCGCCACGAACCCCTGTTGGGCGACGAGACCTATGCCGAGGGCGAGGTCGTAAGCCTGCCCCTGTCGATCGCCCGGGAGCTGCAGGACGCGCCCGACCGCGCCGGCGAGCCGCGCGGCTATGTCGAGATTCTCGACTGATGGCCGATCTCGGCGGCAAGGCCATCGGCGGCGGGTTCACGCCGCTATGGATCGGCGAGAGCGGAGTTTCGGTATCGCTGCGCGTCGAAGCCGACGGCACCATGTCGGTTTTGAAGGAACAGAAACTGGCGCCGGTGTTCGACGCCACCCAGGCCATGCGCAACCACAATGACGGATGGAACGCCGCCCGCGATACCCGGCGGGTGGCGCATCTGCCGCAGATCTGGATCGACCACTGTCGCGCCGTCGAGGGCTGGGATCCGCTCAATCCCGAGAACCACGACCGGTTGGCCAAGGTGCTGAACGACGGGGACTATGCCTATCTGCGCACCGCGGCGGGCCGGGTAGGATACGTGAACGGAGTGCTGCGCTGATGGCTCTGAATTCCTATGGGGCGCTGAAGGACAGCGTCGCCGCCTGGCTCAACGAGGCCGATCTGATCGGGCGGATACCGGATTTCATCGCCTTGGCCGAGGCGGTGATCAACCGCCGCCTCGATCACCGGCAGATGACCGGCATTGCGACCTTGAGCTTCAGCGCCGACCGCGCGGCCTTGCCCGACGATTTCGTTTCGGCGCGGGCCGTGAGGGCCGGCGAAGTGCGCCTGGCCTTCATCACGCTCGATGCCTATGCGGCGCGCGACACCGCCGAAAATGGCCCTCCCCTGCGCTATGCGATCGCCGGCGGGTATATGCTGTTCGATCCCCCCGCGTCGGCGGCGATGACGGCGACCTTGATCTACCGTCGGCAGATCGATCCGCTATCCGAGAACGGCGGCAACTGGCTGCTCGACGCCTTTCCCGACCTCTATCTCTACGGCGCGCTCAGCCAGGCCGCACCTTACATCGAAGATGCGGATCGCGCCGCCACCTGGGCTCAGCTTTTCGAAAAGGCGCTGGGTGAAATCAATATTGACGGCCAGGCGCAGGCCTTCGGCGGCACGCTTCAGACCAACAACGGACAGGCAAGGACCTACTGATGGCCTTCACGGACTATAATGCGCTGCAGGCGGCGATCGCCAACTGGCTGAACCGGGCCGACCTGGCGGCGGCCATTCCCGACTTCATCACCCAGGCGGAAGCCACGCTGAACAAGGTGTTGCGCACGCGCTTCATGATCGCGGAAACCACGCTTTCGATCGCGGCCAATGCCGACCGTGTCGCGCTGCCCGCCGACCTGATCGACGCGCTCTATGTCGTCGACAGCGGCAATGCCACGCACACCCTGGTCAAGCAGGCGCCCGACTGGATGGCCAAGCAACAGAGGCTGCGGCTGAAGACCGCCGGCGTGCCGCTCTATTACGCCGTCATCGGCGCGAACATGCTGATGTGTCCCGTGCCGGCGGCGGCCACGTCGTACAGGCTGTCCTACTACCAGGAAATCCCGGCGCTTTCGGCGACGAACCTGACCAATTGGGTATTGAGCCATCACCCCGACCTCTATCTGTACACGGCACTGATGCACGCGGCGCCCTACATGGCCGACGATGCGAGGAGTGAGCTCTTCGGCCAGTCGATCGTCAAGATGGTGCAGTCGTTGATCGCCAACAACCAGACCACCACCCTGGAAGGCCAGGACTACAACGAGTTCAAGGGATAGGCCGTGACCACACCGACGACGAACTATGGTTGGGGCAAGCCGGTCGACGGCGGAGACTTCGACAATTGGGGCAATGAGCTCAACGGCGTGATCGACGCTGTCGACAGCCAGGTCCATGCCAACGACGCGGCGGCCAGGGGTTATGCCAATACGGCGCAGTCGAACGCCCAGGGGTCGAGCCTGCAGAAGGCGGCGAACCTGTCCGATCTCGGCAGCGTTGCCGCGGCGCTGGGCACGCTGGGTCTTGTCGGCATGTCCGGCGGCGGCGGATGGGGCAATAGCTGGTCGATCACCATACCGGTCGAGATCGGCGGCGCCGTCACGGGCGTCATCGTGCAGGGCGGTATCGCCAGCACCATCCCGGCCGACAGCACGACGGGCCTCATCTTCCCCATCGCCTTTCCGAATGCCTGCTGGGGGGTCTATCCCAGCCTGCGGGTCTCGTCCTTCGACAATACCAAGGACAATGTCGGCCTGGTCGCCGGTACGCCGTCGCGGACAGGATGCGTGCTGGCCAACAACCAGATCAATGGCAATGCGACGGTCGACATTCCCTGGTGGGCGATCGGTTACTGATGGCCTATGTCACGCTCGATATCCCACCGGGACTTTACCGCACCGGCACGGATTACAAATCCAAAGGCCGCTGGCTGAACGCCAATCTGTGGCGGTGGTTTTCCGGCGAACAGCGGCCGGTCGGCGGCTGGGTGCGGAAATCCATCGGCAGCCTAAGCGGCGCGCCGCGCGCCATGATCGCGTGGAAGAGCAATGCCGGCAAGCTGTGGGGCGCGGTCGGCACGCACAGCCGCCTCTACGCCATGACCTCCGGCGGCTATCTCTACGACATCACGCCGGCAGGCTTTGCCGCCGGACGGCCAGACGCCACCACCGGCGGGGCCTATGGGGACGGACCCTATGGCCGCGGCAATTACGGCCGGGGCCAGAACACCTCGGACGCGGTCACCGCCGACGCTTCGGTCTGGTCGCTCGATACCTGGGGCGAGGACCTTGTCGGGGTCATGGCCGAGGACGGACGGCTGTGGCAATGGACGTTGAATCCCACGGCGGCGGCCACCGCGATCGCCAATGCGCCGTCAGCCACGGCCGTGGTGGTCACCGCCGAGCGCATCATGATGGCCTTGGGCGCCGGCGGCGATCCCAGGCAGGTCGCGTGGTCGGACCGCGAGGACAATAGCAGCTGGGCCGAAGGCGTGACCAATTATGCCGGCCGTTTCACCCTGCAGACCACGGGCAAGGCGATGTGCGGGCGGCGGGTCAGCGGCGGGACCCTGATCCTGACCGACAGCGACGCGTGGCTCGCGACCTTCCTGGGCCAGCCCCTGGTCTACGGCTTCACCAAGGTCGGCGCGCAATGCGGCATCGTCAGCCGCGGCGCCATCGTCACCACGGACGTGCAGGCCTTCTGGATGTCGTCGAACGGCTTCTGGGCGTTCAACGGCTATTGCGAGCCGCTATCGTGCGAGGTGCACGACTATGTGTTCTCGAACATAAACACCACCCAGTTCAGCAAGGTCACGGCGGTGCACGTCTCGGCCTTCGACGAGATCTGGTGGTTCTATCCATCGGCGGCCGCCACCGAGAACGACAGGTATGTCGCCTATAACTACCGGGAGAACCACTGGAATTTCGGCGGCTTGACGCGGCTTTGCGGCATCGACAAGGGGCCCTTCGCCTATCCGATGATGTGTGACGATGCCGGCAATGTCTGGGATCACGAGAACGGCGTCGATCATGGCGGGATAACGCCCTTCGCCGAGAGCGGGCCGCTGGAACTGGGCCGGGGCGACCGGACGCTGATGGTGCGCAAGATCGTGCCGGACGTGAACAGCCTGGGCGAGGTGACGGTGTCGTTTACGACGCATGTCTATCCGAACGACGCGCCGGTGACGGCGGGGCCGTACGCGATATCGGCGCAGACCGATGCGCGCTTTTCGGCGCGGTCGGTGGGCGTGCGGCTGAACGGCGCCGACAATGCGGATTTCCGGGTCGGCGGTTTCCGGTTCGAAGTGGTGGAGCGGGGCGGAAGATGAGGCCGTCCGACGTCAGCATTTTTGTTGAAAGGGATTTCCATGCAGAACTACACGATCAACCTGCGTAACGGCCGGACCGTTCAGGTCATGGCGGATACGCTGAAGGCCGCGGTCGCCCAGGCGCGGAAACAATGGGGACAAACCCCCGATCCCGCTTGGCAAAAACAGGAAAATGCCGCCCAGGACTTCGCCCAGCGCCGATCGGCGCAGACGGGGATGGGGGACGCCGGCGTCTTTCTGAATTCGGTCGCCGACGGCGCGAGTTTCGGCCTGACCAACCGGATCGACGCGGGACGCGCCGCCCTGCAAACCATGGCCGAAAACGCGGCGCGCGACTACTATCACCTGCCGCACCGCTTTTCGTCGGCTCAAGCCTATCGCGCCGTCAAGGATAAGGACGACGCCGAAAGCGCGCGGTTCGCCCAAGACCATCCGGTATTGAATTTCGCCGGCAATATGGCCGGGTCGATGATCAATCCGGCCGCGGCTGTCGGCGGCAACTGGGCGTCGAAGGCCCCAACCGCGCTGGGCATGATGGGACGCGGTGCAGCGGTCGGCGCGGGTCTTGGCGCGGCCAACGGCGCCGGAAGCGCCAAGGAGGGACAGGAACCGGCGGGTGTGCTGAACGGCGGATTTGGCGGCATGCTCGTGGGCGGGGCGGCGCCGGCCATTGGGCAGAAGGTTCTGCCCGCCGTGTTGCGCGTGGCCGGACGTGGCCTGAACAATCTGGGCGGCGCGGCGACGCGGGCGTTGAACACGGATAAACCCCTATATTTCCTGGATCCGGCGGATCAGGCCATGCAGGCGGTGGGCCGGGTGCTGGCCGACAAAGGTGTCGGCCCGCAAGAGCTGACCAATAGTCTGAAAAGCCTGGAGAGGACCCTGCCGCCGCGCCTTCCCGGCTCACCGCAGACGTTCATTCCGAGCTTGTTCGACGTGGTCAAGAACGCGGGTAACGAAGCCGAGCCGGCGGTCCAGCTTTTCAAGAGCGCGGCCCGCGGCCAGCCGACGGCCGCCGCGGACTATGCCAGCCAGGCGGGGAACGATATCTGGCCGCACATGCAGGGGGCGGTGGACCGTTTGCCGCCGGGCCAACCGGCGCGCGACCTGCTGAAACAGGTGGAAATGGCGCGCGTGAGCGGCACGGCCGACCCCGCTTATCTCGATAAGCTGAAGGAAGCGGCCGACTATGCGCGCGGCAACCTCGTCAACGGAGAGCGACCTCGCGACTTCGAGACGAGGATCAGCGACATCCGCGATGCCGGCCAGGCTTGGCAGGGGACGAACGCGCCTTTGGGAACGGTCGACGACGCGATGCGCGCCGGCGGCCGCGACGCCTTGAACGAGATGCTCTGGAACAATTACGATGAAACCAGCACCCAGCCGTGGAAACCGGGCTTCGGGATGGCGCGGACGTTGCGGGATAAGCTGAACCTGCTGTATGGCGACCAGGGCGCGGCGACGGCCGACGATGTCGATACCTTGTCGAACCATGTCACGTGGGCGAACGAACTGGCCAATCCCGGTCCGGCGTCGCCGGATCGGGATTGGCTGGGCAAGCTCGTCAAGGATCCTATGGCACAGACGGTCATGCAGGTCGCCGGGGGTTACAATCCGGAGGAGCAGCAAGCCTTGATCGCCAAAGCCACCGCGCCGGCGACCCCGGACATGATTCAAAGCCTGCCCTTTCCGTCCGCCGCACCGTCGCCGATGGCCGGGCGGATCGGCGCTTCCGCCGCCGCGGGGGCGTCCGGACTGTTCGACCCGCAGCACCTCGGGCAATATGCTCAGCAATTGGCGGCGCTGCCGTCACTGACGCAGCCTCAGGGCGGTATGCCGCCACCA